ACCGAGTGCACCGAGCTCGCCGAGGCGTGGCGAGAGGAGAGCGCGCGAGATCTGCGCGCGCTCAAAGAGGAACGGCTCGCGTCGCCACGGTACGCCTCGCTGCGCGCTCTGCTCACCTATCGGCCGGCAGCCGAAGCGGCGCGCGCCGGGCCGGCGCAGACTGACGGATAGTCGTCACGCCCTTCGATCCGCGGCGCGCGCTCGCGTGCGCCGCCCAGCTCGCGCCTGGGAGCCCCGCGCGATCGCCCTGGAGAAGAGACCTGCACGCCGGGCAGGCGCCGGTGTTTCTGCAGGCGCTCAAGCGCTTCATCTACAAGGCGGGCCGGCGCTCGGGCAAAAGCCACCTGCTGACGGCCTGGCTCTGCGACGGCTGGCAGCTCTTCCCCAACGAGATGAGCGTCTTCGTGGCCCAGACCGCGGGCCACGCCTACCGCATCCTCTGGCGGACCCTCATCCGCTTCGACCGCAAGTACGAGCTCGGCATCCACTTCGACGAGAGCTCGCTCACCGCGACGTTCCCGAATGGCTACCAGATCTGGCTCACGGGGTGCTCTACCTGGAGGGAGGCGGAGAAGCTGCGCGGCGCCCGCTACCGCCGCGTCGCCATCGACGAGGCCGGCAGCTTCAACAGTGCCCTCCTCGAATACCTGATCGAGGACGTCATCGAGCCCGCGCTCATGGACCTCGACGGCGAGCTCGCCCTCTCGGGCACGCCGGGGGTCGTGCCGCGCGGCTACTTCTTCGAGCGCTGCACCGGTATCTCCGACGAAGGCGACGTCGCCCAGTGGCCCACCTTCGAATCCACGTGTCTCGACAACCCGCACGTGAAGGGCCGGCAGTATCTAGCGAAAATCCTGAAGGAAAAGGGTTGGACCGAGGAGCACCCCACGTTCCAGCGCGAGTACCTCGGGCGCTGGGTCATCCAGACCGACCTCATCGTCTACCCGTTCGTCGGCAAACGAAACAGCTTCGCGGCGAGCGACTTGCCGCTCGACCGCGGCCGCCACCGCACGGTCATCAGCGTCGACCTCGGCTGGCACGACGACACGGCCATCATCGTCTCGACTTCCCACAGGAACTTCCCCGACGTCTGGTACCGCAGCGCCTGGAAATCGCCGCACCTGTTGCCGGGCAGGATCGCCGCCGAGGTCGAGCGCCGGCGGCAGCCGCTGCTCGCCGCCGGCGACCAGATCGAGCTCGTCATCGACACGGGCGGCGGCGGCAGCAAGCAGATCGCCGAGGAGCTCAAGGAGCGGTATCAATTGCCGTTCAAGGCCGCCGAAAAGAAGGGCAAGCAACTCGGCATCGAGCTCCTGCGCGGCGGCATCCTGGACGGCACCGTGCACGCCGATCCGTACGAGTGCGGGCAGCTGCTCTCCGAGTGGAGCGCGCTCCCCTACAACGACGAGCGCACCGACCACCACGACCAGTACCCCAACCACTGCGCAGATGCGGCTCTATACGGCTACCGCCAGCACCGGCTACCGTACAAGCCGGAGCACGAGCCGCCCAAGCCTGGGACGGAAGAATGGCACCGGCAGGAGCGGGCGAAGGAACGCGCGGCGGCGCAGAAGCGGGCGCGGCAGCGGGCAGCGTGAAGGGCGCCAGCCCCCGCGCGCCTGACAGTGGCCGGCATGTTGTACGGGGCATGACCCGCACCCGGCGCGCGGGGGCGACGCGAGTCTGTCAGTGCTTCGGCCAGGCCTCGGCCACGGCGCGGATGAGCTCGACGAGCGCGATGCCCACGACGAGCCACGCGGGGCGCGAGCTCGCCGCGCGCGCCGCGAGGCTCGGGCGCTTTTCGGGCTGGACCGAGGGCGCGGGCATGCTGAATGGCTCGGGCGACGGGCTGCGCGCGGGCTCGCGGCGCGGAGGCTTCGGGGGAGCGTTCATTGTCAGATCGATTCGTTTCGGGTCAATTCGCGCGCGACGGCGTCGCTCGCGGCTATCAATCCAGCATCTCTGATAAGCGGCAGCTATCAGCACTTCCTGAAACGCGCCGTTCGTGGATCCGATGCCCGAAGGAGTCGCCACTCCTCGCTGGAACGAGATCGACAGCGACGATGACGCAGGCCGCGAAGTCGCGTCCATCGTCGACTGGCTGCGCAAAAACGACAGCACCCGTCTCAACCGCTGCAAAGACTACCTCTCGCGCTTCGAGGGCTGCCAGCTCGCGGGGCTCGAACCCGCAGCCTATCTGAAGGCCGGCGCCTACCAGAGCGACCGCTTCACCCGCCTCACCTGGAACCTGCCCCGCTCGCTCTGCCAAACCGTGCAGGCCAAGCTCGCGGGCAAGAACCGACCGAAGGTGCAGTTCGTCACGACGGGCGCCTCCTGGCGCCAGCGCCGGCGCGCCTACCACTTGGACCGCTTCGCCGAGGCGCAGATGCATCTCAAGCAGGGCCAGCATGGAAACATCTGGCAGGTCGGCGCGCTCATCCTCCTGCACGCGCTCGTGCTCGGCGACGGGCTGGCATACGTCTACGCCGACGACATCGCCGAGCAGGTGGCGGTCGAAACCATCTTCCCCTGGCAGCTCTTCGTCGACCCGAACGACGCGGCCCAGGGCCGGCCCCGATGTATCTTCCTCTCGCGGCCGTTCGATCGGGACGAGCTCGCGGCGAGCTATCACGACAGCCCCGACAAGCTGCAGGCGATCCGGATGGCCAAGGCCATCGGCGGCAAGGAGGGCGGCTCGGGCGACTACTACAAGAGCGGCACCCGCGCCGCCGAGCAGATCGAAGTGATCGACGCCTGGTGCCTGCCCGCGAGCAAGAACCAGCCAGGCCAGCACATCCGCTACGTCGACGGCAAGACGCTCGAGCGAGAAGACTGGAAGCGGACCGAGTTTCCCTTCGTGCGCCAGCAATGGGCCCAGCAGATCCAGGGCTATTGGGGCGAGAGCCTCATCGGCGAAGTGGCGAGCGTGAGCGATGAGATCAATGCCATCGTGCAGCGCCTCTCCGACTGCGTGCGCCTGACCAACAAGGCGACCTGCCTCTACCCCGACGGCAGCATCGAGCCCGCCGACCTGCAGAGCAACGACGACTGCACGAACATCAAGTACGACGCCAACGTCGGCAAGCCCGAGTGGGTGAGCCCGGCGCCCTTCGACAACGCCACCGTCGAGTGGCTGCGGATGAACCTCGAGCAGCTCTACGCCTTGCCCGGCGTCTCGCAGATGGCGGCGACGGCGCGCAAGGAACAGGGCGTGACCGCGGCCGTTGCGCTCCGCACCATCGACGACATGCAGACCGAGCGGCTCGGCACGCAGCAAAACGGCTACGAGCTCCTGTACGTGGAGCTCGCTCGCCACATGATCGCCTGCACGCGCGAGCTCGCCGAGAAGAACCCGAACTACTCGGTCAAATGGCCCGGCAAATCCTTCCTCCGCGAGATCAAGTGGAAGGACGTCGATCTGCCCGAAGACCAGTACATCATGCGGCCCGATCCGGTGAGCGGGCTGAAAAACACGCCGCCCGACAGGCTGCAGCTCGCCCAAGACATGTTCGGGGCGGGTATCTTCAACTCCGCGATGCTCGAGCAGAGCATCAAGTACCTAAACAGCAAGGACCACCTCGCCGGCGGCGACAAGCAGACGCAGCTCATCGAGCGCTACATCGAGAGCTGGCTCGACGCGACACCCGAGAGCCTCGAGAGCGGCGAGTTCAAGTTCCGCTCTCCGTTTCCGTATCTCAACCTGCCTGCCGCCGCTCTCCAGGTAGCCGAGGCCTACGTCGAAGCCGAGCTCGACGAGGCCGACGACTTCAACAAGGACTTCTTCCTCCGCTGGATCGAGCAGGCCAACGACATCGTGACGGAGCGGGCGCAGCAGCAAGCGCCGCCGCAAGGGACCTCCGCGGTACTCCCCCCACCCCTGCCGGCTCCAGCGGCAGCGCCCATGGCGGCGCCCGCTCCCGTCGCACCCCCGATCGCCGCGTAGCGGCGCGTTGCACTCGGTAACAGCACGTAACACCCATGGCAGAAGCCCCCGCCCCCGCAGCCCCGGCCACCCCGAACCCGGCCGTCGAGGAGTCGGCCGCCGACGCCAATCTCTTCGGCAAGTATGTCGCCCAGCACGAGGCCTCGCTCGCGGCGGAGGCGAACGGAGACGACCATGCCCAAACACAGCAAACGCGACGTGCTGGTGATGCCCGCACGCCTGCCCGATCCGTGGACGCCCGCGCAGCCCGAGCTGCCGGGCATCAACCAACCCGTGACCCTCAGACCGGCAAGTTCCTTCCCCGCGCCGGCGCCGCCGCGGCAGACCACGCTGCGGCCGCCGGCGACGCCGACGGCGATGACGCTGGCGACGGTGTATCGGCTGCCGATGCTGACGCCGACGATCCACGAGCAGGAGACGCTGCGGCCGCCGCCGCCCCAGGAGCCGCCGGAGAACTGACCGAGGCCGGCGCCGTCAAACTCTTGCGCGACTCGCGGGCGAAGGGCGACCGGGAGGGCATCGACCGGGCGCTCAAAGTGCTGATGCCCGACAGCAAGGGCCTCGGCGAGTTCACCGCCGACGGCAACCGCTACGCCGAGTTTCGCCAGACGGTGAAACGCGAGAAGGAAAAGCTCACCGAGCGCGAAGGCGAGCTATCCACCCGCGAGCAGAACTTGCAGCGCGGCCTCGCCAGCATGGAGCAAACGGTGGCTCGCCTCGAGCCGGTGGAGAAGCTCGTGCAGCTCGCGGCCCGCGACGATGACGAGGGCCGGCAGGCGTTCCTCACGCTCGTACAGAAGCTCAGCCGGAAGAACCTGCACGAGACGATGAAGTGGGAGCTCGACAAGAAGCTCGCCAAGCCCACCGACCCCCGCGTCGACGCGCTCGAGCGCCGGCTGCGGGAGGAGACCGAGCTGCGGGAAAAGCGTGAGCGGGACGACGCCGAGGCGCGGCAGACCGAGCAGCAGAAGCAGGTCATCCAGCGCCACCTCGTCTACCTCGACCAGGAGCTCCGCAAGAGCTCCGACGCGCGCGTAGTGGCTCTCGTCGGAACCCCCGAGGGCATGCGCGCCATCTTCGAGGCGCAGCGCCAGCACTACGATCCGAAGACGGGCGTCACGCTCACCGCCGAGCAGGCCGCCCGCTACGTGCTCGAGCAAAAGCAGAAGGAGCTCGAGCCCTGGCAGAAGGTGTTCGGCGGGGGCGCACCCGCGGCGAGCTCTGGCCCGCCCCCAGAGCCCGCGCCGGCGGACGCTCCCGCTCCCCGCGCCAAGCCCCTCACCCGCGCCGCCTCGGCGAGCAACGGCCAGGGGCGGCGCCTGTCTGACACCGAGCTCTTCGACAAGTACGAGCGCCTCGCGCGCCTTCCCGGCTGAGCAATCTCCCATGGCAACAGCAGCACAACTCGCCCGCGCCTCCGGCGCCCGCCTCTTCCGGATGAGCGCCGTGAGCGGCCTCATCACCGGCGTCGCCCAGGACGGCGTCGTCTTCGCCCACCTAAACCCGAGCTCGACCGTCGTCCAGCACCTGGTCGAGGTGCAGCTCAAATACCGGACCGTCGCGGGCTTCACGAGCGCGCAGGAGATGGCGCTCGCGGCGTCCTGGGTGACCGCGTTCGGCTCGCCCGCGGCGAACTATACGAGCGGCACCGACCTCTCCGATCCGGCGAGTAACCCCGCCTACGTCCACCTGAACCAGCCCCTCGGCTCGAGCGTGTCGTTCACCGACGAGCGCACGAAGAGCGTGCTCGCGAGTGGCAACGTCCGCATCGCCGACACCGGCGCGCTCAGCCACGCGGGCTCGCCGACCATCAAGAGCCAGCCCTTCGCCTGGGACAACTTCAGCGAGCTCGCCGCCGGCGCCAGCATTCACAAGGGCTTCTTCGACTTCAAGTGGCAGCCGAGCAACGACGCCGAAGGCAAGCTCGGCGAGAACGCCGGCTTCGTCGTCCGACCGCCGGTGGCCATGGGCGCCGGCGGCACGGGCCGCTTCCACATCAGCTACGTCTGGTACGAGATCCCGTAGGCGGCGGATGCTCATCGGAGTCGACAACGACGCGGGGCTCGACCGGCGGCGGACACACGCGCGGATGCTGTCGCTCGCGTTCGACCCGCAGATCGCGAGCTTCACGGCGCAGGTTTTCACGACACCTGCGACTACCGTCAGTGTCACGCGGCCCGCGACGAACATCGGCGATCGGTGGCTGCTGTTTCTGAACAGATCCAGCGCGAGCAGCGACGCCATCGCGCCGACCACGGCGGGCTGGAACGCACTCGACACGTCGGGCCTGACGGGCAGCGCCAGCAACTTCTGCCGGGCCTACTACCAGGACGTGGACAGTGCAGCCAAGGCCGCGCAGACAACGGTCGACTTCTCGGGCGGGACGAGCACGGAATCTACCAGTCTGCTCGTGAAGTTGACCGGGTGCGACTTTTCCGTGGCTCCGGTCGCGAACGGGGTCGCGCAGGGCAGCAACGCGCAAACCGTCGACCCGGCCTCGCTCACTGGGCCGAACGCCGGCGCGGTGCAACGCAACATCTTCATCGCCTACGTGGGAACGGCCGCGCAGGACTCGCTCAATGGGGCCACGCCTGCCGTCACGGGCTTCCCCGCCGGGTACACCAACACGGGCACGAGCACGACCACGGACGCGGCCGCTAACTCGAACGGCTGCGGCCAGGGCTGGGGCAGCAAGATCGCAACGGCGGGCTCGGACGACCCGAGCGCCTGGACCTACGGGCCCAACCAAGTCTGTCGCGCGTTTGCGATCAACATCGCCGTGAGAGGGGTGATTGGCTGACTGCATCCGACCGGACTTCTCGTAGCCCACGGAAACAGCATCACGAGAGGATTCGGCGCGAGCGATATCGAGACGAAGAGTTACCCCGCGGTGCTGCAAGGCCTGCTGACTGCCGCCGCGCCCGGCGCGTGGGCAGTGGCGAAGAAGGGCTTCGACGGCTTCACGACCCCGCAGCTCACGTCGAATTTCGCGACCGAGGTGCATGCATTGCTGGGCTCCAGCGGGCCGCGCAACGTGGTCGTGATCCACGAAGGCGCCAACCAGATCAAGAACGGAGCCACCACGCAAGAGGCCATCGATAGCATGCTCGCGTACTGCGACCAGGCGCGCGGCCTCGGGTGGGAAGTCTGGATCTGCACGGCCACTCCGAGGGTCAACACGGCGGAGGTCGAGGCGCGCATTGCCGCGTTCAACGACTACGTGCGCGCACACTGGGCTGACTTCGGCAGCAAGCTCGTCGATCTCGCCGCCGACCCCTCGCTCGACGACGCCCACGACCTCACCTACTACAACGTCGACGGGATCCATCCGACGGACGCGGGCTACGTCGCGATCGCGAACGTCGTGTTTGCTGTCTGGGCTGCCTCCTGACAGTTCCCGACGGGGCCGCGCAATGTGCGCCTCCGCGGAGCTCGCGAGCGCCCGGTTGCTCGCGCCGACCGCTCACGCCAGACTTGAACTACCAGGCGCGCAGCTCTCTTTCGAGACGGCGGCGCGCGGCTGAGACGGACCGGGCCCGTTCACCTTCACCCGTGACTCCCATCGAAAGGACATTCACGGGCTGCTCAGCAGCCGAGGGGCATTCCCTTGGCCAGTACTCTCACCACGTTCGATGCGTTCATCAAGGAGCGCTACACCACCGAAAAGATCGAAGACCTCACGATGAGCGATCGCCCGCTTTGGGCGATGATGCCGAAGGACGAGAAGTGCTCCGGCGACAACTTCATCGAACCGATCATCTTCGGTAACCCCCAGGGCCTCGGCGCGACCCTCGCCAAGGCGCAGACCGCAGCGGGCCTCGCCGGCGGCGGCGGCAACGTCAAGGGCCGCAAATGGACGCTGACCTTCGGCGACTACTCGGCAGTCGTCGAGATCGGCGACAAGGTCATGAAGGCCGCGCGCGACAACTTCGGCGCGTTCCTCCGCAACAAGGCGGCCGAGATCGACGGCCTCTGGGAGGCGTTCGCCGACACCCAGAGCGCCTACCTCTACGGCAACGGCGGCCAGGCGATCGGCACGGGCATCCTGTCGAGCGGCATCCTGACCCTCACCAACCCCGACGACATCGTCAACTTCGAGGTGGGCCAGGCTATCGTCGCCTCCGCCAACGACGGTAGCGACAGCTCCCACACCCAGCTCACGGGCACGGGCTACGTCATCGCCGTCAACCGGAGCGAAGGCAAAGTCACCTTCGGCAACGACCCCGACGACACGAGCGCGACCAACCCCAACGCAGCCTGGCTCAACGGCGGCTCCGCCATCTACGTCTTCCGCGACGGCGACTTCGGCGGCTCGGGGTCGACGGCGATCTTCAAGGGCCTGGGAGCCTGGATCCCGAGCTCGGCGCCGTCTGCCTCCGACAGCTACTACGGCGTCAACCGGTCCGTGGACGACCGCCTCTCCGGCGTGCGCCTCACCTGGACCGAGATCGCGACCCTCGGGCGCGAGGACCGGCTCAAGCGGCTCGTCACGCGCATGAAGGGCCGCTTCGGCGCGCGCGGTAAGATCTCCATCTTCCTGAACAACGAGCAGTGGCAGGCTCTCGCCAACGAGCTCGAGGAGAAGGGCACCCGCCCGCTCGGCGGGGGCACGGCGAAGTTCAACTTCGACAAGCTCCAGCTCGCCGCCGGCGGCGCGACGGTCGACATCTACCCCGATCCGTTCTGCCCGCCGCTCGTCGCCTTCGCGCTCGCGCTCGAGTACTGGAAGCTCCGCAGCTACGACGCCTACCCGCACGTCGTCAACGGCGACGGGCTCGAGATGCTGCGCAAGGTGGGCTCGAACGACTACGAGTACCGCCTCACCGGCTACCCCGTGGTCTCCACCCGTGCCCCGTCCTTCAACGGTCGGGTCACCCTGCCGGCGGCCGCCTGAG